GATTTGATTGTTGTAATAATCAAAAGATACGTTCAGGCGATTGTTTAATACAGACAAATCCAATCCGAGATTCAAAGAAGCATTCTTCTCCGGTTTCAATGATACGTTCGGAATATTAGAACGAACGATGGTTGACAACTGCATGTAAGGCACTGTAGAATAATAGTATCCACCCATCTGTGAAGAGACGCGTGAGTTACCTGTCAGTCCGTATTCGGCACGTACATTCAACTTATTGAGCCATGTAGCATCAAGAAGCGGTTTCCATCCTTTTCCCAGCAAGGTTACTCCTACTGACGGATATGTATAGAAACGAGCTACATCCGTACCGGTAGAAGAAGCTGCATCAACAGCTATATTCACAGATGCCTGTACCATATTATTGTAAGTATAGTCGGCGTGTCCGTAAAAGTTTGTCCAGTTCCAGCTATTGATATAACCCAAGAAGCGTCTTCCGTCAATCGTGCTGCCTAATGTCTGGTAAAAGTCATTGCCAGTGTTGCGCCCTTCTCCTGCATCATATTCGTTTTTAGTAGTCATCAACTGCCATCCGGCTATTGCATTCAACTGATGAACATAATTGAATGTTTTCTTATAACTTGCATTCAAGTTGGCGAAAAAGTTTGTTGTTACAGCTACTCCGTCGCTTACCGCATTATTTCGCAAACCATATTTATCGCTTAGCGGCACTATAGTGGCTTCGCTTGCTCCGGGGATAAAGAGATGTTCGTTATCGTAATTATAATACAGACCTACTGTTCCGGTCAGTGTCAGTTCACGGAAAGGGTTGTATGCGATACCGGCTTTCATATTCAGATCATATTGGCGATTGCGAGAATCCAACGTGTTAACGATAGCTAAAGGATTGCTGACACTGTAATCTCGGCTCTTGCTCCGTCCATAGAAATGCGATGCGTAAGTCTTTAACGTATTTCCCTCGCGGTCTTTTTCATATGGACTCAGGAAAGGAGATCTTGCGTAAGCTGCCAATATAGGATTCGTCGTAATATCCATGCCCTGCATCTGATAATGTCCGTTCATATAAGCCAAACCTACCGTTGCAAAAATATTCAGTTGTTTATTGACCAATACATTAGCATTCAATAATGTATGAAAACGTTCCATACTTGTGTTATCCATCAGGCCATTCTCGCGGTAATACCCTAATGATAGGTCGTACTTAGCAATATTATCACCACCTTCTACTCTGAAAAGATGATCGGTGGAAGCGGTGTTCTTGTAAATCAAATCCTGCCAATCTGTATTATTGTTATACAGATAGTTGTAACGTGGATCGTTCGGATTCTGCATGAAAGGAAAATTGTTATAAAAGTTCTGCGGGTCCTTAGAAATAGTCATTCCCATATCTGCCAGATACTGTTTGTAGTCATCCAGTCCCATCACCGGCATCCGCTTATCATTCCAGTTGATTCCGTATGATCCATAATAGCTTACTCGCGTCTCCAAGTCATTGGATGCCGTACCGTCTGTTTCGATCAAGATTACACCATTGGAGCCCATTGAACCATACATGGCCGCCTCAGCACCTTTCAATATAGTGATATTCTGTATATCCTGCAAATGATAAAACTGGAAGATATCGCGTGTAAAGCCATCAATCAGTGCCGAAGGTGTTTTATCGGGCATGTGGGGCACACCGTTTATCACAATCAAAGGAGCGTTATCACCAGTCAATGTGCGGATCCCTCGCAAGTTATAATAACTGCCTTCTCCCGGCATACCACTACTGCGTTTCACTTGTAAACCGGCAACTTGTCCTGTCAATGCGCGATCAATCTTCGTAGTTCCCGGCATAAAATCTTTCTTAGCGATATTAGTAGCAGCCGTATAGTCTTCCAACTGCATTTCCCCTTCCCGACGGAAGGGGAGAATCATAGTCTCATTATATTTATATTGATTTTCCGGAATCAAAGTAATCACAATATTCGAACGTTCTCTGATTAGCTGTTTCACGGAGAAATACCCCGGAGCCCATACAGAAATCTCGCCAGCTTTAGAAAGATCCTTCACTTCAAACTGGAATGCACCTTCTTTGTTTGTAGTTACATTCATCGTATCCAGTACTGTGACAATGGCGCCTTCAACCGGCTGATTTGTCGCTGACAAAATCTTACCTGTTAGTTTCTGGCCTCCTTGTCCCCATGTATTTGCCACCCCACATACGAGTAGCGCAGAAATACTAAGTATTCTTTTTATCTTTTTCATATCCTGTTTATCAAGGTTAATACAAATCTACTGTTGGACGGAAACACCAAGTGGTGGGTTCCATGTCACTTTTTGCACCTTTCGTAAATTCAATCGTTACTTCAAGTTCTTCCGTTTTGTCAAATATGACAACCCCAAGATCCGTAGATCCGTCACGGTCGTACCTGCTATCTTTGTAAAGTTCGCTATATCCACCGCCACTACGGTCATGATTGGAACCTTTCATGGTAGAGGATGGAATAGGGCCGCTTTCACATTTAGGAATCTTCTTGCCATTCAAATAAAAGGTTGCATTTACTTGCGAACGAGAGCCGTTGAATCCCATATAGAAATTGTATGGTATAAACGGCAAAACAAATTGTTCCACTTTCACAAAACATTTTGTTCCGAATTTGATATTATTAACACAAAACAAAATGTGCATTTTACTAAGGTGGTTTCACCTATTTACCAGTTTTGTTTATCTTTGCATCAGTTTAGCATAGGAGCAAAAGCTCCTTTTATAATAAAAGAGATTAACACTACCGCTAGCTCGTGAGAGTCGGCGGTTTTAAAAGCAAATTAAAACGACCTTAAATCTACTTTATATAGTTTACGATAACTAAAAAAGTACTATTGCTTACTAGATCACTAACTCGTGACGAACAGCCATCATCGCAGCATACACCAGCAATCCACAAAGGATATGTTTTGGGCGGTTACTATCCTTCAGCCAGCCCAAATATTTATCTATTATTCTTTTCATTAATATTCTTTTAATCTGTTTCTTCCTATAACTGCAACTTCAAATGGAGAGTCTATATATCCCTGATCTTTATGGAAAGTCCGGACGGTAAACTGATGGGTGTACTTATCCGTATCCGCACCAATACTCCAGTTACCATGAACAGCTGTTACCATGACAAAATACTGTGTATGATTAAGATCATGATTAAAAGCGTAGAGCCCAGCTTGTCCGTGATATACAGGAGAGTCAATAGTACAGCCATCTCCCCAGGAACTCTCAATTGTGCCATCGGCACTAATCCTTCCTGCCCACAGGACACCGGGAGCATCCCACACTTCACCGGATCGTTGATAAAAATGATGAGGACCTACCGAATCTATAGCAAACTTACTTCCGGCATTGGCAAGCAAGCTTAGACAAACATTACCAGTTCCATAGCTCTCGATATTTATTCCCCGATAACCATTAGAGAGAGGATTCTGACGGTCAAGCCTGATCCCAATCAGAGGAACGTTATATCCCCCTCCTAATCGTAAAAATCTACCGGAACCACCTTCTCCCTCTGATCCGCTTCCGATTTCTATTCCGGAAGAAAGGTTATCGGAACTCAACTTATTCCCGTTTATCACAAGGTCTCCGATCTTTCCGCCTTGAATATCCACATCCAGCCCCATAAACTTACCCAGTAACAGATCAAGGAGCAGATTAGGTGTAAACGGGCAATCACTCTGTTCTATCTTCGTTGGATCAAACAGTCCATAGTTGGTCGTATCATTCCCATCAGCATCTTTTCCGTGCTGGGAGAACATATAATCACCGTAAAACACCGCGCTGGCGAGCTTGGCAAAGTTCGCCATCAGGATCTCTGTGAATATTGCCTTGTAATTTTCAAAAGGTATCCAGTACGACGTAGCAGGATTATCCCGGTAATCCTCCATCGGATTTACACCGATGATGGTTGCTGTTTTTCTCATCACATAGTAGGTTGATCCTGCCTCGTAATAGACAATCGGTGTAATATCCTCAGTTGCCGTATACTCGATATCCGCGCTCCAGAATCCGGCCGGGAATGGCATCCTTCCTCTTTCGCCGGCCGGTCCGGGAAGACCATCCTCTCCCTTGGCGTAGTTGGCATGCAGCTTCGGTTCAGAGTAAGCCCCCCATTTGCCATTTTCTTTTTTTCGGAAGGACATGTACTCCCTCGGATACTCTTCGGTCACCCCTAAAGGATCATTGGTAAAAGGTACAAGATACCTGAAGTAATCCTCATTAGTGATCAGGATTCCCGAGTTGGCTGATCTTGCCTGAATACATCTATAATAGTCTTCTCCGTTCTTATAAATGGCATCCACCACCTGCGCTGCGGAAGAGAGGAAATCACCTAAATAATTCTCATCGGACGCGAAAGGAAGAGGAATGAAGCCTTTTACAAACGGATCAGACTCCGGAGTAAAGGTACTTTCTTCCCGACGGAAGATATATTCCATATCAGGTGTATCCGCCAAATACTTAGAAGGACGGGACCAGGTTCCGTATACCCATTTCTCATAATCCTTGTCATAGGTAGCCTGTGCGGAAGATACCCACACCGTATCGCTGTGTACGACCTTATACTTGACCATATCCTCGCCCTGGCTTACCGAGCTGTCCTTTACATACAGAATCTCTATATAGTGATCTCCTGGTTGTGATACGGCCTGAGAGATAAGCCGGTCGTTTTCTCCCGACATCCTGTCGAAATAGTTCGAGGTATTTAGGATAGTATCGGGTGTCCCAATATATGCGTAATCATACGTCTCGCTTGAGACGACCACACGAAGCGTGATCATCTGATTGGCATTGGTCGTAGAGAAGAGTATCCGATCCCTGTATGTACCGCTATGCGCAGTGAGTTTGGGAGAACGTCTGTATCCGCCATTGGGATAATACTCTCCCTCATACCCATTAATGGTCAGCACGCCGAATTCCGGATATTCAGACCAGCCGGCCGGGATGGAGCTTCCTGTCGGAGCATCCGGACGTGTATCCGCCTGGGTAAATATCTGTTTCAAGAAAGTACCGTCTTTTCCCGGTGTGCCAGGATCACCCTCGTCACCCGGCTCGCCATTCTGTCCGTCATCAACAACAAGAACCGTCTTCTCGTCCATCTGTACACCACCGACATAGAGCCTGAAAGAGATCGCTGCCATATCGGATGTCACGATGATACGGGAGGAATAGATGAATTCAGACGATGTACCGCCCATCTGGTAGGTCAGCACAAACTTGATGGTTCCTACCCCCGACACGGGAGTATCCTCTCCGGATTTAGCCCTGCTTTCACAGGAGACATATTCGGGCAGATGCGTCCCGTCCTCCTTCCTCTTAACCTGTGTCACGGAAGGAACGAGCCAGTAGGTGGTAGCGTCAGCTCCGGACTCAGGAGCGACGCTTACTCTGAATGAAGCGGAAGACAGTTTCTTTGCCATTATCTTATGCCGTTATCGTTGCACTAACATAGCCGGAGATACCACCACCGGCGTTCATTACATCCTGGAATGTTACGCTGATCGTTTTCTTTACGCCGGAAAGAGAGGATATAACCGATCCTGAGTTATCCGTAACAGTAAAGGTAGTCTGAGCGGTGGTATCTTCCGTACCGTCATCTTTCTCTACCTTAGCGGTATAGATCGCCGTTTCACCCTCCTTGATCTGTTCCCCTGTAATCCCGTCTACATAGAGGTTTACCCGGTAGGGATCGGTATAGTCGGTAACATTAATGTATGCGCTACTGATAACCGTAGAACCGTCTTTTTGCAACAAGTCACACCGGTAGGTAGTCGTACCGTCGATATCGGATGCGTTTACCGTCAGAGACCATGCGCTTGTAGTTACCAGCGTATCAGTTTCTCCGCTTACCTTGTACCACTTCGCCGTATATGCGGAAAGATCGGATGGGGTAATACCATCTACGAGCACATGGGCATTGAGTGTGGCTGTCGGAGACTCTGTAGTGACATCCGTATCACCATCCAGGTAAAGAGTGGTAGAGCTGCCTACCGTCTCAACAATCTCAACCGTTTCAGAGATTCCGTCAAAGGCCAGAGTCTGACCGCCGACCTCGGTTGTTCCC